CGACCTTGCTGCTTTTGCCCTCCTCCAATTGGTCGATGAGGTGGCGCAGCGCCTTGACGGCGCGGCGCTGGTTGCGGGTGAGGCTCATGTTGCGGGTTCCTTGTTGCGGGCCTCGACGTGGCGCGCGGTATGGTAGTGGATGGTCATGCGCCGAACGAAGGCGGCGGACCTCGCCGCCTCCTCCAAGTATCCAGCGCGCATGGCCAAGTAATGATTGAGGCGCTCGCGCTCGACGTAGTCAAAGCACTGAGCGGATGACAGGATGACGCTGGTGTGCATCACCACCATTCGATGCGGAACCCGGTGACGTGAGCGCGCGCGTCGATGTTGGCGCTCATGTCGAAGCGACGGCGGGCGGCATGAACCACCGCCGCGTAGCTCGCCGTGTGGTCGAGCGCGAGCTTGCTGCGGCTGTAGTCGCCTGCATCACTCATGAAGATGACGTGCGGTTGTTCGTGCTTGGTTGGTACGCGCTCGCTTTCGCGCACCGATGTGAGGTTTTCCAGGCGATAGCCGCTCATCGGGATCGGGCGGGTGGCGCTCATGCTGCGGTTCCTTTGTGCGCGGCGCGGACGTTGACGGCGATCTCAGCGATGGCGGTGGCGTACCTGCCGAGAGCGGCGGCCACCGCATCATCACCCTCCCAGGCGGCGATGGCGGCGCGCAGGAAGGCGATGGCCGCCCTGCCGGAGGCAAGCGCGGGATCGTCGTGATCCTCCGGGGTTCCGGTGGTCCAGGTGTTGAGGGTGGCGGTGATGTCGCGGGCGGCGGCGTTCAATTGCTCGCCTGCCGAAGGGGTGTAGGTGGTGGCGTTGCGGGCCATGGTGGTCTCCTTGTTGCGGGCACTCATGGCAGCCATCCCCCGCGCAGCGGCAGGCGATGGCTGATAGAGGGTCCGACTAGATGTCCAGCACTGAGGGATCGATGCTGCACTTGACGCGGTAGGTGCCGATGGGATCGACCGGCGACTGGAAGCTCGTGATCACCGCACCGAATATGCCGATGTAGGTGGAGCGGTCGCGCAGTTCGATCCACGCCATGTTTTCGAGGTAGCCGGCGAGGGCGATGTCAGAGGTGTAGGCCTCGGCGGCGTGCGGGTTGAGCTTCCGCACGGCGCGGGCGGTGGGGAGGAAGTCATCGGTTTTGCAGATCAGCGGCATGTTGCGGTGCCTTTCAGGCATGAGGGGAGGGAATAGGGGGCATCGTGCCCCCTATCGGTTGCGGTTGAGCGCCCAGGTGGGGGCGATGAGCACGTCGCCGTTGCGGCCCATGGTCCAGTCGACCACGCTGCCGTCCGGCTTGCGCCAGCGCAGCAGGGTGTGGGCGATGGCGCCGTGCGCCTGGAAGATGGCGGCCTTGGCGGTCTGCTTGGTCCAGATCGCACCGACCTCGGCGTAGTCGCCGAAGTCTCGGCGCATGGCGCGGGCGCAGCGTTCGGCCTGTGCTTCGTTGGCCTGCCGGGTGCGCACGGCATTGGTGACGATGGCCATGGTTTGACCTTTCAGCGGGACAGGATCGATGCGACCCCGTCGATTTCGATGAAGACGGCATCCTGAAGGGTGGCGCATAGGAGCCAAGCCCCGATGGGCTCGACGTGCGGGATTTCGGAGGACGAGACCGAGTAGCGCACCACGTCTTCGTCATCCAGGCGGCCATTCTCGGCGACCCAGGCCCCCCGGCAGGCAGTGACGGTGCAGCCCCCGAAGCGCTCCGCCAGGACGGTGCGCAGGGTGTCGTGCGGCATGGGGAGGTCGTGCTTGTCACGGAGCGGAAGGATCACGCTCGCGGTGTGCGAGAGGGTGGTGACGTTCATGCGGTAGGGCTCCGGTGCGGGCGACATGGTAGTGAGCGCGAAGCTTCGTGTTCGCGTTAGACGGAGTGCCCCCTTGGGGGGGGGCAGCCCTGGTCAGATTTCCTTGATGCGGTCCATGGTGAGCAGCGCATTGTCGAGGTGCCACAATGCGTCGCACAGCAGGCGGGCGGTGGAACGGCGGCGCTCGCTTTCGGCCTTGGCTGCATCCTTCTGGACGCCGATAGCCAGGGCCAGGATCACGTTGCGCTTTTCGCTGATGGTCATGGTGTGGTGTCTCCTCGCACCCGGCGGGATGCCGGGGCTGCCGGGCCAGCCCCTCACCCTGGCGGGCGGGGCTGGTCGGGCAGCCGGGCCTTTCGGCCCATGCGCTAGCCGCCCCGGCGTGGGGCGGTGCCTCGCGAGCAAGGCTCGCGTTCCCGACTGGTCCTGTCCCAAGAGGCGTCAGCACATTCAGAGCCTGCGTCGTGCGCCGTTCGGGGATTGGACCCGTTGCGCTGCGTCAGCCTGCCGGAGCAGGCGAGAGGGTTGCAGGTTGGTGCTTGCGAATGGTCGCCCTGCGTGTGGGCGGTGGTGGCGTTGGGAGGTTGTCAGTCCTGGCTGTTTCGGCTGGGCGTTCCCTTGCGGCGCCGGAAGGGATGCCGTCCCCTCCGGGTTGTAGCTACCCAGCGTTTCCCCCCTGCGACAGCGTTTCCACGCTCCCGCCTTTCACCCATGGGCACCTCGGATGGCGCTAAGTCTGCGCTACCGGGGGGATCGCCCGCTGACTGTATTCAGTGCCCGCGAGGGGCTGGAAAAGAGCGGTAGCCCCGGCTGGGCAGACCCAACCGGCACACCCAACATAGACCTATGTTCATACCACTCAAGCGTAAACGTACGCATGGGAGATTAAAAAGCTGTCATCTTTTCGGTTGCTGGTTTGTTCGCTCCGCCCGTACGCTGCGCCCCTTGGCCGGTGGCGATACGGGGCACCCTGCCCCCTATCGGGACTGCCGGCCGCTCTCGTGTTTGTGAGGTTCCCATCGTGTCAACGTTGAAACCCGGCAAGATTTCGGAGGCTTCCCGCGTCAGCGGCTTGCTAGGGCTGCTCTCCCCCACCGAAGGAAATGTGGTCGAGAGCTTACTTGCGGGCCGTAACCCGGCGGCTGACCTCGCGAAAGTGAGAGGGAAGGAGAGGATCACCCAGGCGGAGAGCCGGGACGTTCAGCGGGCCATGGCGTCGGAACGCGTGCGAAGGACGATAGCGGGGGTGACGGTAGGTATCCGTCCCGGTGACCTACGCAGATGGGTTCTCGAGCGTCTGGTGACCGAGGCCGAGGACGCCACGGAAGGCGCCACACGGATCAAAGCAGTGGAGTTGGTGGGCCGTCTTCCGGGTGTCGACGCGTGGACCCCGGAGCGTGACAAGGCCGATGATATCGCCGCCACCGGGGCCGAACTGGCCGAGGCATTGCGGGCGTTAGAGGACAGGCTGGCCGGTGTAAGCCACGGAAAGCCTGGGGTTGACGCTGACATGGTAGTGCTGACCGAGGCCGAGCCTGGGTTACGCGATGGTGTGATGGAGGCGGATGATACGGGGCAGCGTGCCCCCTATCCGGTCCAGGCCACGCCTGATCCATGGGACGAGTGAGGGTCCAGGGCCTGGACGCCGGGGCCGCGCCGGGCCGCACCCACCCCCCGGCAGCACCCCCTGCCGGCCCCCGCGCGCACCGGCCCGCGCCAGATACTATCCCCACCTCCCTCTCAAACTTTCCCCACCCCCAAAAAATTTCCCAGGAAAATCTGCAAGCCAATTCCCAGCCACCCCCGTCTACACATTCTGTAGACACCACACCTTGTAGACAGGTATGAGGGGTGTAGACGTCCTCCTGGGCGTCTACAACAGGAGAGGTGTAGACATGGGTGTGTTCTCAGTCCGGATCCCTGACAGCCTGATCGACAGGGTCAAGGAGGCGGCAGATGGAACCCCTCTGGCCAAGTGGACCATTGAGGCTTTTCAGAAAGTCCTCAATGAGGCCCCTGCCGGGGAGAGTGGTGAAAAGGCTGAAAACGCACCCTTACCCCCACCTGGGGCGATGGAGGCCCTTCGCGATGAGTTGGAAGCCAGCCAGGGTCTGGCGTCGTCGCTCAAACGCGACCTCGCTGCGGCAAACGCCAAGATCAGGACGATGGATGGCAAGGCCAACCCATTCGATGGGGACAAGATCCAGTACATCACCCAGGAGGAGAACAAGGCGCTCGACAACGTCATCACCCAACTGCGCCAGGAACTGTTCCAGCTTAGAAAGCGGCTCAACGAGGTGGAGCTTCTCGACAAGACCCCGATCAGGCCGCTGAAGCCGGGCAAGGAATGGGATCCGAACTCTGGCGAACCGCATCCCCAACGCCCAGTTATGAGGAAGACCACCTTCGACAAGGCGATATCGGTCAATCCCGAGTTCCTCAACAAGATCCTCACGTCGAGCAGGAGAGAGAAATGAACTGGATGGTGACGGTCGAGATGACGGTCGACGGCAACCCTGACACCTTCTCGGTGGAAGTGGATGGAGCGTCGGCCGTCTCGGCGCTACAGAAGGTCATTCATGGCCACAAGCTGGCGTTTGCCAGCGGTGATATCGCGATCAAGGTCACCCAGGTGTCGATTGGCGAGGCTGGCGAGGAGGTTTCGCTTCCCGAAGCCACGAAATAGCGCTCTAAATCCTCGGATCCGTTCTTCACGCGAAAGCGTGGGTTCTTCCGGCAGGTGAAATTGTGGATCCGAGGCTCGCGCGCGTCATTTCCGCCCTCTCAGAGGTCGATAAGGGGGTGCTTGCCACCCACGGCATCACTCCAGGGCGTCTGAGAGGGCTGATTTTGCGACTTCCGCAGGCTTCCGCCGAGGAAATCGCCGATATCATCAGAAAATTGGAGAATTTGGTCGAGGTTGACCTCAGAACGAGGGCAAGTACGAACTTTTTGGCGTTTGTGAAGGCGGTTTGGCCCGGTTTCATCGAAGGAGCGCACATCCGCCAGATGGCGCAGGCGTTTCAGGACATCGCAGACGGCAAAAAGCGCCGAATTATCGTCAATATGCCCCCTCGGCACTCGAAATCCGAGATGACGAGCTACCTGTTTCCGGCCTGGATGATGGGCCGAAATCCCGAGAAAAAGCTCATCATCGCCACTCACACCCTCGAATTGGCCAAGGGATTTGGTCGTCGTATCCGAAACCTCATGGATACCCCGGAATTCCAGCGTATCTTCCCTGGCGTTGGTCTGGCCGAGGACAGCAAGGCGCAAGGCAAGTGGAACACCTCCGCTGGAGGCGAATTTTACGCGGCTGGGGTTGGATCGGCGATTGCTGGCCGAGGCGCCGACCTTTTAATCATCGACGACCCGCATTCGGAACAAGATGCAGCGGACGGCGAGTACAACAAGGATGTCTGGGAGCGGGCGTGGACTTGGTATCAGCAGGGACCGCGCCAAAGACTTCAGCCGAACGCGGCGATTGCGCTGGTGATGACCCGCTGGTCACTCGCCGACATGACCGAGAAGGTTCTTGAACTCCAGAAGACCTCGCGCGAGAAGTGGCACGTCATCCGTTTTCCGGCGATCCTTCCTTCCGGCAGGCAACTCTGGCCCGAATTCTGGCGCCTCGAAGATATGGAGAATTTGAAGGACGAGTTGGAGCCGCCCTATTGGGCCGCCCAGTACATGCAGGATCCCACCTCGGACGTCGCCGCCATCATCGCGCGGAAGCACTGGCAGATGTGGGATGAAAAACTCCCCGAGGTGAAGTTCACCATCACCTGTGTCGATACCGCACACACCGTGGAGAAGGACAGCGACTGGTCGGCCTGGACCACCTGGGGGATCTTCGAGCATGAGGGCGAGAGCGGAAAACTTCGCGACTGCGTGATCCTTCTGGAGGCCAGGAAGGAGCGGCTGGAATATCCCGACCTCAAGCAGGAGATCATGCTCCATTACCAGGAGATGCGACCCGATCTCATCGAGATCGAATGCAAGGCCGCCGGCACACCCCTCGAACAGGAGCTTCGCCGCATGCGCCTTCCCATCCTGGGATTTACCCCCACCAAGGCGCATGGCTCGAAGATCCGTCGTTTGCGGCAGGTCAGCGATATTTTCCACGACGGGCGGGTGTTCTATCCGGCCGACAGGACGTGGGCGCGGGAAGTGATCGAGGAAGTCGCGGCGTTTCCCCGTGGCGCCTATGATGACTTCGTGGATACGGTTTCCATGGCCCTCGCCTTCCTCCGCAAGGGGCAATTCATCAGCACCGACCGCGAGGAGTTGGAGGAGGAGGAAGAAGACAGCTTGGTGCCAACGGAACCCTGGTATTAAGGTGCGCCAAAATAGGGGGCACGCTGCCCCCTATAAGGGGGGTCTTCCCCTTTATACCAGGAGCGCCCCATGTCCGGATTTATCGACAAGGTACTGATGCCTCTGGGTGAAGCTGACCCGGTTGTGGAGGACACCTCCGGTGAAATCGAAGTCGAGATCGAGGTCGATCCGGACGAGGCGATAGACGACATCGTCTCCGGCGTCGACGCGGCGATGAAGGCCTCGCTTCCGCACGATGCCAATCTGGTGGCGGCGATGGACGAGGATGAGCTTCCCAAGCTGGCTCTCAGGGTGATCGAGCTTTACGACGCCGATCTCCGCTCGCGGATGGACTGGGAGGACGATTACCGCGATAACCTCCGGCTATTGGGCCTGAAGGTCGAGAAGCGCACGATCCCGTGGGAGAATGCCTGCGGCGTGATGCATCCGATGATCGCCGAGGCGCTCATCCGGTTCCAGGCCACCACGATCATGGAAATGTTTCCGGTATCGGGGCCGTTCAGGGCCAAGGTGCAGGGACGCTCCAACGAGGCCCTGACCGACGCGGCGGATCGGCTCCAGCGCGAATTCAACTGGATCGCCACCAAGGAAATGCCCGAATATAGAACGGAAGTGGAACAGGGCCTGTGGCGCCTTGGTCTGGCCGGGGTGTCGTTCCGTAAGGTCTGGAAGGATCCGGTCAGGCAGCGCCCGGTCGCCGAGACGATTTCCGCCGAGGACATCGTCGTCCCCTTCGTCGCCTCGCACATATACTCTACGCCGCGCATCAGCCACGTCATCCGCAAGGACAAGATCGAGACCGAGAAGCTGATGGCCTCGGGCTGGTGGAACGACATCGAGCTTCCCGATCCGGAACCGGTGGTCACCGAGACCGAAGATAAAGAGGGGGAACAGACCGGCATCTCCTACACCCACGAGACCGATGGCCGCTTCGAGTTCATCGAGATGCAGGTCGACTGGAACCTTCCGGGCTTCGAGCGGGAGGATGAGCTTCCGGTCCCCTATGTGATCACCGTCGAGAAGCAGAACCTCAAGGTGGTCGCCATTCGCCGCAACTGGCGCGAGGGTGATCCGACCTGCACCCGTCTCCATCACATCAATGCGATGATCTACATCCCCGGCTGGGGGTTCTACGGCATCGGTCTCTTGTCGCTGATGGCGGGGCTGGCGACAGGGTCGACATCCTTGCTGAGGCAGCTTGTCGATGCTGGAACGCTGGCCAACCTCGCCTCCGGCTTCAAGGGCCAGGGTCTCAGGATGAAGGGGGACAGCACCCCCCTGCGGCCCGGCGAGTTCCGCGAGATCGAGTTGTTCTCCGGCAAGCTGTCCGACAACGTCATGCCGATGAAGTTTCCCGAGCCATCGGCCACCCTGATGGCGCTGATGTCGGCGATGGTCGATGCCGGCAAGAAGCTGGGGATGGTGGCGGAACTTCCCACCAAGACCGGCGAAATGCCGGTTGGCACCATCGTCGCCATGATCGAGCATGAGACCCGCCCGCATTCGGCTGTCCAGGCCAGGATCTACGCGGCATTCGCTGAAGAACTCGACATGATCCGCCTCGTCGTCACCACCTCCGGCAGGCAATACAAGGCGCCCGGCAATGAGGGCTTCGACATGCAGGAGGATCTCAAGCTTCCCATCCTTCTCCTGCCGGTGTCCGATCCCAACGCGTCGACCTCGGCGGTGCGCATCCTCCAGGCGCAGGCCGCCGTCGAGGCGTCTTCCAAGAACCCGCAGATGTACGACCAGCCCTATGTGCATCGCGCCATGCTGAAGGCGATGGGGGTCGGCGATGTCGACCTGATGGTGCCCGACAAGGCCAGCACCCTGCCGGCGGATCCGATCACCGAGAACATGAACCTTTTGACGGGAAAGCCCGTCAAGGCCGGCATCGACCAGGACCACCGCGCCCACATGAAGGCGCATTTGTCGATGACCGAGGATCCGCGCATCGCCATGATCATCGGCCAGTCGCCGCAGGCGCAGGCGATCACCGGCTCGATTGCCGCCCATCTGGCCGAGCATGCCGCCTTCATGCACCGCGACGAGATCCTCGCCAACATGGGCTTCGCCGTACCCCTTGGTCCGTTGCCGCCGGAGTTGGAGGGGCGTATCGCGCCGCTGGTCGCCGAGGCCGCCAAGAAGGCCGCCGAAGCCGGCAAGGCCAAGGCCGCCCAGCAGCAGAACGAGCAGGCCGCGCAGGATCCGATGATCATGCTGGAGAAGGCCGATCTCGAACTCAGGAAGGACAAGCAGGAGAAGGACTTCCAGATCGACGTCGAGAAGCTGAAGCTGGAGGCCAAGAAGGTCGGTGCCAAGATCGCCGACGACGCCGAGAAGGCGAAGCAGAAGCGTGAGGAAGCCGGGGTGAAGATCCTGGCCGAGGCGACGCGAAGCACGGGGTACTGAGCCTAGGCTATTAACCCAATCCATAGAGGAAGCCATGGAAGTCAACGCATACATCATTCGTCGCAAGATCGACGAGGAAATCTCCAATATCGCCAGCCTGATGATGAACGGCGCGGCGAGTTGGGATGACTACAACCGGCTGGTCGGGCAGGCCAGCGCGCTGTTTCGCGCGGCCAATATCGTCAAGGAGCAGGAGATCAAGGTATCCGACAGCAACGCCGACCTGTTCTCCTCCGGCCACAGCCTCCAGGACGGCAGGCCGCAGTAATGTACGATACAGCGAAGACCGAGCGGGAAGCTGACGGAGAATTCCTCTCGCAGCTTCCCCGCCCCGCCGGCTGGCACATCCTGATCGCCCTGCCGGAAGTGCAGGAGAAGACGGCCGGTGGCATCTACCGCCCCGACGAGACCCGAAGCCGCGAGGAGACGGCGGCCATCGTCGGGTTTGTCATGAAGATGGGATCGGACTGCTACTCGAACAAAATGATCTTTCCGTCCGGTCCCTGGTGCAAGGAAAGGGATTGGGTGGTGTTCCGCCCGTATTCCGGCCTGCGGCTGGTGATCTACGGCAAGGAGTTCCGTCTCCTCAAGGATAGCGAGATCGACGCCGTGGTGGATGATCCCGGCGGCATTGTCCGCAGTCACAGGACTTAGGAGGAAGCCATGTCCGATACCAATGAAGAGACCGAGGTAGACCTCGAGGAGAAGACCGAGGCCGAGCAGCCGGTCGATCAGATCTCGCAGGACGAGGAGCTTTCCCAGTACGGCGAGAAGGTGCGCGAGCGCATCGCCAAGGAGACCGCCAAGCGTGGCGCGGTGGAGCGCGAGCTTGCCTCGCTCCAGGAGCGCCTGGAGGTCACCGCGCGCATCGCCCAGCACGCCGTCGAGGAGAACAAGCATCTCAAGCAGGGTCGCGTCGACAGCGATCAGGCCATCCTCGACAACCTCGTCGACAAGATGTCGGCGGAGTTGGACATCGCCAAGCGGGTGTTCCGCGAGGCGTCGGAGAGCGGCGAGGCTGAAAAGATCGCCGATGCCACCGCGCTGGTGGCGACCACGGCGGCCGATCTGCGGCGCGTGCAACTGGCCAAGGCCGGCTATCGTCCGCCGCAGGAGGATAGGGGGCAGAGTGCCCCCAACCAGCCCGCTCCGCAGAGCCAGAAGCAGCCGCCGGCCAAGGCGGTCGAGTGGGTCAATCGCAACAGTACGTGGTACGGCAAGGATCCGGTGCGCACCCGCATCGCCCGTGCGGCGGACGTTTACGTGGCCGCGATGGGCTACAACCCGGAGGGCGAAGAATATTACAAGGAGGTTGACAAAATGATTGCCGAGAGGACAAATGGCGCCGCGAACGGTTCCGAACGTGACCAGGGATCGTCGCTCGCCCCAGTGGCCCCGTCCGGTCGCTCTTCAGCGCCGTCTCGGCCTTCAGGCAGCAAGGTCACGCTCTCGCAGAGTGAAGTGTCGCAGGCCAAGCGCCTCGGCGTCTCACCTGAAGCCTACGCAGCAGCAAAGCGCGCGGGCAACGTGGTCATCTGATCCGGAGAGAGCAATGCCTGAAGAGCCGTGGGGCGCCGAACCGGCCCTGTCCATGCCAATCGCCGCCTTCGATCCGTCGAAGGTGCGCAATCCCGGCGACCCCCGGCAGGAAGCCCTGGACGCACGCGAGCGCGATACGTGGCGTCCGGTGGCCGATCTTCCCGAACCCGAGCCGCAGGATGGCTTCGTGTTCCGCTGGATCCGCACCTCCAACCACAACATCTCCGACCCGATGAATGTGGCCAAGCGCTTCGCCGAGCGCTGGGAACCGGTGCCGTGCGACAGCCAGCCGATCCTGTCTCAGCGCCTCGGCAAGTACGGCGTCAACGCCGAAGGCAATATCGAGATCGGCGGCCTGATGCTGTGCCGGATGCCGAACTGGATCCGCGACGCCCGCAACGCCTACTACGCCAACGCCTCGGCCACCCAGGTCAAGGCGGTGGACAGCCTGTTCATGCGTGACCAGGATCCGCGCATGCCCAAGCTGGCGCCTGAGCGAAGCACGACCATTTCCACGGGTTCTCGTTGAGAAGGAGGGGCACATGCCCGCAGTTTCTGCGCCCTATGGGTTCCGACCGATCCGGAGCCTTGGTAGCCGTCCGTTCTCTTCGGGCAGCGACAGCTACCGGATCGTGTCCGGCTACGCGACGTCGCTCTATGTCGGCACCCCGGTGATCCTGGGATCGACCGGCAAGATCGAGATCGGCGCCGCCAACCTCGCCGGCTACATCGGCATCTTCATGGGCTGCTACTATGAGGATACCACCTTCGGCATGACCTTCCGGCAGGCCTGGACCGGTGGCACCGTTCCCAAGGACGCCGCCAACGCCGTCGCCCTGATCCAGGATGATCCCGACCTGATCCTCCAGGCGCAGTGTTCGGTGGTCGATTTCGACGCGGCTGCCGTTGTCGGCAAGCGCCTGACCATCAACCTGCCGGCGTCGCCCAACCACGGCAACGTCGCCACCGGCAACTCCAAGGCTGGCGTGACCGCGACGGTCGCAGCGGCCGGCGAGTTCGTCCTGCTGGGGGTGGTCCCGAGCCCCGACAACATCAACGCGAGTGGTTATGTGGATGTCTACGGCACGATTGCCGCCGGCCTTCACATCACCCGCAAGGCGTGAGGAGACACGACAATGGCAATCTCTCGCGCCCAGGCTCTCAAGGAGCTTCTGCCCGGCCTGAACGCCCTGTTCGGACTGGAGTACAAGAAGTACGAGAACGAACACGCCGAGATCTACGACGTGGAGAGTTCCGAGCGCTCCTTCGAGGAGGAGGTCAAGCTGTCGGGCTTCGGCCCGGCGCCGGTCAAGGGTGAAGGCCAGGGCATCGCCTACGACACCGCCCAGGAAGCCTGGACGGCGCGCTACAATCACGAGACCATCGCCATGGGCTTCGCCATCACCCAGGAGGCGATGGAGGACAACCTCTACGAGAGCCTGTCGACCCGCTATACCAAGGCGCTGGTCCGCGCCATGGCGCACACCAAGCAGGTCAAGGGCGCGCTGATCCTCAACACCGGCTTCACCACCTTCCGGTCGGGCGATGGCGTGTTCCTGTTTTCGGCGGTCCACCCGCTGATCTCCGGCGGGGTGAACTCCAACGTGCCGACCACGGCGGTCGACCTCAACGAGACCGCACTGGAGAACCC